ATCCAGCACTCAAATTTGTGTCTTCCAACATTTCCTTTGTGATATTTACCGTTTCACCAGCATAAATTTCAAAATGTTTCCCTTTACTACCAGAAAGTGAGAAATATACCCTTGGCATCGTTGCTTTTGCAGAAACTGTAAGCTTCCCAACTTTGAATAACTTCATTACTTCATCGTGGCTATAACCTCCACCAATCCAAAAATCTTTTGTTAAACGTCCAGTACCACTTACTGTATAAGAACCGTCACTGTTGGCCGTCACGCTAGCACCGCCCATACTTGCAGGCTTAACTTCACTCGCATCAAACAGCTGATACCCTTTTGTCTGCACCTGTTCTGTCTTACCATACAGCTTCAATCCCTCAAAAAACGCTCCCGCCGAATCTCCGACAGCGATACGCTCTCCTTTGGCACTGTTGATAATCGCTCCAGCCTTTGTCTGCATTAAATCTGCGATATCTGCCTTGTTGGTCTTAATCTGCTCTCTGTCTGCTGCAATCTCCTGCGCTTCAGCCTGTACCGCTTTGATCTGCTTTGTCCCCTCTGCTGTGACTGCCTGTACCGCTTCCTTGGATTTGTCATCCACGATCTGTAACAGCTGTGCGATAATGTCTTTTTCTTCCTGTTCGATTACCGGATTATCGACTTCCAGACCTTCCAGTACGGTCATTGTGGCGAGTGTAGTATTAAACTCTTTTTGGATTATACCATCAGAGCCCGTGAGACGCATACAGACAATAAAACGGGTGTCTCCTCTGTATACAGTTGCAGTTTTCCCGACCGTCCATGAAAACTCGATCTGGTCACCGGACACTTTTTTATCCGTAACAACATACCGGTCTTTCGTCCCTCTGGCATTTTGGTAGTTTACAGAGATATTAAATGCGGATAAGTCTGTTCCTTTATAAACTTTCGGCATCCGAAACTGCATCACTTTTACGTCTTTATCGTTTTCGACACCCAGAACTTTAAATTGTTCCGGTATGTCGATGATTCTCAGGTCGGAGTCGATCACACAGATATCTTCCGTCTGCGTTTCCGCGACAACTGCACTCTTTGTTTCTTGCAATAATTTCTCCGCTTCTGTCATTCTCCCGGTCTCCTTTGCCTTACAATCTGTCTGTTTGTTGTGATTTTGTACCCATCCCGTATCCCGGTAAGCTGCACATAAAAGTCTCTAAAAGACAGTGCTTCTGCCGGGATCTCACATACACCATTTTCCACGATTGCCGGATACTCTTTGTCCAGACTAAAAAAAGATGCCGCAACCCGACACCCTATCCAGTCATTATCAAATTCAAATTCAGCGTGCAAATATCCGCTCGTTCCAGACACAAGACCTGTAAAGTCACATTCCGGATCAGGCTCAAGCATCTGTCCATTTGCTATAAATCTTAAAATTCTCATTTTTTCGCTCCTTTACTCGTCATCTGTGATCCATGTAAATGTCTTTATACGCTCACAGTAATCTGTCTTGCCAGTTACAATGGATACTCCTCCATCTTTTGTGATGTAATATCTGCCAGTCCCGATAACTGACGTACCAACCAATTCGCTGTACGTCTCTACTATGTCTACGGCTGGTCGATATCCTATAGGGATCCTTAATTCTTCAAATGGCCCGTGTGATCCCGTGTTCGGAAACTGTATAAGCGCTGTGATCTTACATGTAACCACGCACCCTCTCCTTATTAGCTCCGCCTGTATATAGTTGGATGAGTTTGTGCTGGCGAATGGTCCTTTTATTTTTCCGGAGTCATAATTTGTTGCTTTAGATATGTTTATTTCGTATGATCCGGAGCTTTTAACAAATATACCGTCCCGTTTAAAAATAACAAGGTTGGAAATGGTGGCTCCGTCAAAATACTGCGCAATCTGCGTTGGGAATATAGACAAGCTTGTGTGTCTGCCGCTGTCCATCCCATTCGCTACAAATACGCCCTTGCTTATCGCAGAGCTGTTTATCCCGTTTTCATCCTCGGAGTAGATCTCTCCGGTATTTACTTGGATAAAAAAGTGTCCGTCCAGACTCTTTATAAGTCCAGCGGTTACAGTTCCGAGGTTTGCGGCAATCGCACTTAGCGTCTCTACATTCAGATTTTCTACCGAAATGTAATAGATCACCCACTTACTGCCGTCCCATCTTTTAATCGGCTCTCCGCTTGCTGTCTGCCAGAGCTGTCCAACATTTGGATTTTCCGGAGATGTTGGAGACACGATAATGCCGGAATCCCCGTCTGCCCCATTCTGCCCGTGTACTCCGATGATAATAGGGGTTGTCTTGGTCGAGGTTCCATTTGTGTAGGCATAAACTTCGTAGCTCCACAAATATTTTTTTACGTCCGTCATGTCCTGCTTCGTAGTGCTCCACCCAGAAGAGGATATTGTGATTCCGGTACTCTTTTCGGATGCGAGGTAGTACTTTGTAATAGATTCGATTCCAACACCGTCCTGACCATCATCCCCTTTATACTTCGACCACTGATAATCTGTGGGATTGCTACTTTCTGTCGGTACTTCCTTGTTATAGGCAAATCCGATGTAATATTTTCCGTTCGGGCTGTCAGACATCCCGTTTCCGCTGGCATCATCCGCATATCTCACCCACGTATAGTAAGTTTTTCCGTCATCTCCGGGCTTTCCTGGTACTCCCTCTCCGGTGATCCTTGCCCACTGGTAATCTTCCGGATTATTGGACATTACCGGAGTCTCCTTATTGTAGGCGATTCCTAAGTATTCTTTTCCATCCGGACTACTGGACATTCCATTTCCATATTCGTCATCGGCAAATTTAAACCATGTGTAATACGTTGTTCCGTCTTTTCCCGGCTCTCCATCCGATACATCTGTCACTGTGACCTCATAATACCCACGCTTTACGCCATTTTCGTAAGCCGTAAATGAGTAAACCGCCTTAACATCCACATCCTCGGCATTAACCGTAACACTCTTGCCAACGTAAAACTCTGTCCCATCTTTACTCCACCGAATCTCCAGATTTCCAGACACATCCACACCGTTGTTGTAAGCGTAGGCTGTCAGCGTTGTGCTCCCGATGCCGTTTTTAAAGATAATTCCATTGTTTGTGGCAATGGAGCAGGTGTAAATCTTTGTTTTGTTAATCAGATCCTCTACTTTCTGCAGCAAATCTTCAGAGATTTCCGACTGTAGCTCTTTAAAATTGGTAAAGACTGTCTTGTTTGCTTGCGGATTCGTGAAACTGCGAACCTGCTCCGATACTCTTGCACTCAAGTATAAGGTAGGAACGTACTCCTCATCTTCGATCTCCACGGTATCTCCGATAGCAGTATCAAAATACCCCGTTACATCATAAGTCACAGCCGGTTCAGATGCGGTTTTAAGATCTGACAGCGCCATACTGTACAGCTTGTCTTTATTATCCGTATCGTAGGATTTTGGCATAAAGATGTATCCGTCTTCCTTGTTTATCAGATTCGATGGGAAGCGATCTCTTGCCTGTGGTGCCCGGATATCTGGACCTTGTGTATAAAACTCTACTACACCGTTCTCATCCAGCTCTTCTTTCTCAATTCCCTGTATAGTCAGTCCATCCTTTCCTGTTGGACGGATACCGGTGTACAGGTTTTCGATACTGGATTCCTTCCGGATGCCGGTAACATTTTTCCCGTACCGCAGTTTGATATCTCCCCGGAACTCCCCAACTCCCGTGTTATTGTCTGAGTGTTCCCGATACACGTTCATTACAATTTCTTTCAGTGAATAATCATCATTTAACACAGTCTGGAACTCAATCTCCGCATCGAATACATTCGCCACGGAAAATAAACGGGACAGTACCGTTGCCTCACCTGTCCATTCGTTTGAAATCCGCTTATCTGACACTTCATTGATCCCGATCCGCACGGTACGTTCCGGATCAAAGGCAGTTACATATTCCTCAAAGCTCATTGCGCTTTCAGATTTGTATGCCCCAACATTCTCGTTGATCAATTCGAAGCTTAAAGACCATGCTGTCGCAGTAACTGTAAATTCATCCTTTTCCACATGTACGATATTCAGATAGTAGTCTTTTCCGTTATATACAAAGGCTACTTTATTCCCTTCTACGATATACGCCGCATCCTCGTGTTTGGAACTTACCGTAAATGCGTATGTATTCGCTGTCCCCTGCAGATATTCATGGAGCTCATCGTTCCAATAATGCATAGAGTTTCGATGGGTGTTATCCAAAAATGCAAGCACCCTGTCATGTGGATTCAGTACGGCAATTCTGATTTCATTCATTATAAATACGCCTCCCTTATTTTGGCTTTAATCGTTGGTGGAGGACTGCTAAATGCCGAGTAGGAGAACTGGATCTCCGTCTCTCCCGGCGGTACCAGAAAATGCTTACTTCCTCGGATTTCATCTTCCATCCGCTTCATCCCGTTTACATAAACCGCTGTATCATTTCCATCAATATAGACCACATCTCCGGACTTATACCGGTTCGGCACATCTCTGTATTTTTCCACGTTATCCTTGCGGAACCAGATACTTTTTAAATAATTGTGCGTAACCAGCTGATTTCCAAGATCTCTACTTCCCCACTGCCCGATCCAGACCTGTATCTTCTCGCACGCCATGTCCTTGATTTCCGGGATAGTGAAGTAATAGTACTGCCCATACCAGAAAATACGCAACCGATCCCCTTCTTTTAAAAAATCATTATGCCCGCCACCCATCTTTAAATTAAACGGGTTTCCCTCATAAGCTGTCGGCTGGAAATCCAGTGTCTTGATCTTCTTGTTTTGTGGTGCGAACCAGTCCACATGCGCCGTATTACCAACCGTATCACTCTTGTTAATAGACATAGAGCAGATCACTTCATTTTTCCCTGTAAGAAACGCAATAGTCTGTGCTCCCGTCTGTCCCATCAATCCAGTCTCGAACCAGTGCTGCGTGTAACAGTAAAAGTTCTTTGCCCCACGTCTGCCCTCGCTGTCAACCGGGATAGTAAGTGTTCTCATTCCGCCGTTCCAGTATCCAGATGTGGCTTGTCCACCTTTTAATGCCATCACGTTATATCCGGCAACATTCCTTACTTCAAGCGTCCCCTGTGTGGTATTCTCTGGATTCTGATAAGACGGTGCCGTGATCGTCTTGAAACAGGCTATACCCTCTGACAGTATCTCTGACGCTTATAGTCTTCGCCGTCTGCTTCTTCGATCTTGCCGAGTTGTATTGCACCGTATTTACTGGCAATCCCATAAATCCATTTTCATGGTTGTGAGTGATATCG